TAATAACGTGACGGTAGATAGCGGTTACAAATCGCAGGATGATATGTATTTTATTGGCGATATGCTACAGGCCAATGCCATGTGGTTTATATCCGGACTAAAAAAACAAAAGTGCCTGGTCACTTCCGATAACTACTCTATGCAGTTGCTAAAAACTGCGCCCGAAAGTGTATCGCTCAAAATTGAGCCGGTAAACTCCGAACGATATTACTCACCAATGGGCGATATAAATACAGTTTACACGCTATTGGCAACCGAGAACGACGAATTTATTATTACAGAAGATAATTACTTTATTGAAATATAAGCCATGGCAAGCAATCTGAAAACAAAGAAATTTACATCTCAATTCGAACGCTGGGTAGGTGCTCCACCTGCAGGTTGTCGCTTCCTTTTCAACGACGCCGTTACCGGAAAACCCTATTGGATTACCCGCGAGGACTTTTTGAACGGGTTTAATGGTACATCCGATTCAGGTGCATCAGCCTATCAAATATATGCAGCTACTACTTCGGATAATCCTGTTTTGTCTGAAACTTCTTGGATTGATTCTCTTTACGGTCAAGATGGTGTAACTCCAACTATAGGATCAAACGGTAATTGGTTTATTGGATCCACTGATACCGGCGTAAAAGCACAACCAGAAAATCCAATACCACAGGCACAAATATATAATGCCCCAATGGGTGCAGTTATATTCTTTGTTGGTTTATTATCTAGTTTGTCAGATAGTTGGCATTTAGCTAATGGAGATGTAGTCGAAGGTTTTGGACCAACTATAGATATGCGTGGTAAAGTTCCACTAGGATATGATGATAGAAAAACTGCAACGCCAACATCTAATCCTGGAATGATTGAAAACTACGGTGCGATTGGTAATACTGGTGGACAAAGTTCTGTTACCCTAACAAAAGCTCAAATACCCGCGTTAAAAGTCACACTACCAGGTCAACGAGGCGGTGATAATAACGATAATTCAAATATTACTGCTTTTGCAGGTGGTGATAAAGGTCAGAACGAAAGCGGGTTTAATTTTACGATTGACGTAAATACGGAAGGAAGTGGACAGGATCATGAAAACCGTATGGAGTACGTAGTTGGAGCATATATTCAACGCGTAAAGCCGGAAGTGTTGAGTGGGGGTAGTGGAAAATCAGCATATCAATCATATCTTGATACAACTACCGATGATCCGAAAAAAACGGAAGCTGAATGGGTAGCAGCTCAGAAAGGGGATAAGGGTGACAAAGGTGATAAAGGAGATACCGGTATTGGTGAAAAGGGTGACAAAGGAGATCATGGTGATAACGGCCGTGGAATAGTATCTCGCGTTCTAACTTCTTCTGTCGGGCTAGTTGATACCTACACAACTACCTATACAGATGGTAGCACTGATACGTATACTGTGACGAATGGAAGCGGTGGTGGAATTGATCCAGAAAAACTAATAGAAATAAATAGAGTAATTGAAAATGATACAGCTCCAATCCTAACCGTAAAAGAAGAAGACGTTGACATATTTGATAATTTGACTATTATTTACCCGGATGCTGTTTTCGGGTGGGCTGCCAAAGTCATTGCAGACGGATTTATATACACATATAATGGTGTCGAATGGAAAAACACTGGTCGTAAGTTATTTGAAAGTGAATTAAATGCCATTGTAGGAAGCTCCAACTCAAACATTAACTACAATCTAATTATAGCAAAAAAAATGTTTGGGTTAGGTGATTCATTTATGGAAGGTGAATTTTTTGCTGAGTTAGTCGCTAAAAATCTAAAATGTTTATTAGTAAAAGATGGAATAGGTGGAAGCTGTATTACTGGAGGCATGGAAAATGCCGAGGGAGATGGAACTACTAGAATTTCAATTGTAAATAGAATTGATGCAGCACTATCAAACAACTATGATATTTTATTGGTGCAGGGCGGTTCGAATGATTGGTATTATCAGTCGCCATTAGGGACTATTGATAGTACGGATATAAATACTTATTATGGAGCTTTAAAATATATTGCTGAAAAGTGTGCATCTAAACTTCAAAAAATAGTAGTTGTACCAATAAACATGATGGTGAGGAATACGCCTAAAAAAAGTGGAGGATCATCTGGAAGAACTAATTATAGTAATCAACGTCAATATGCAGATGCATTTGTAGAAGTATTTAAAATGTATGGAATTCAAACATGTGATATTTTTAGCAATTTATCAATAACATTTGAAAATTCATCATTTTATACAATTGATGGGTGTCATCCAAATTTAGCTGGAAAAGTAAGACTTTCAAACTATATTAGTCAATGGATACTATCAAATGCCTCAGTTGGACTAAATCAATCACAAGTAATTACTGGTGAATATGTCAATTGGATAAATCTGTACAAATTTACATTTGCAAATAACGTTCTATCATCGGTTAGCGGTGGATGGTTGAGTTCTGCTCGCGGAGATCAAAGTTTTGTGTCTAAATCTGTTTTTAGTGGCATACAAGCTAAATTAAACATGCCAACACAAGTCACTGTAGACGGTATGTTTGTTGGGTTCTCAGATATAGAGCCTTCTTCTGTAGCCTTCCCGAGATATAATGCTATTCGGTATGCCTTATATTGGACAGGATCTTATTGTGCGGTATGGGAAAATGGAATTCAGCAAGGCGATGCCATCAGCTTGGCCGGAGGAGATAATTCATTTGCGATTCAACTTAGGAATGGTAATGTCGAGTATATAATTAATTCTGTAACTATAAGAACAGTCCCTGTTGTTGATGGACTAGTTTTATTTCCAGTTGCTACAAGTACAAACAATCCTACTATAGTTAATTGCGATTTGACAATAAATTAATATAATAGCAGATTTATAAATTTTAAAAATATACACATTTATGAAAAGTTTATTCTCTTTATTCCTCGATTGGCTATTTCGAAACTTAGTCAATTTTGCAAAATGGTCGCTTAGTATGGCCGGTGGTTTTTTGGTTTTTATTAAACCTACATTCCCATTTATTTTGATTTGTATTGCATTTGTGATCTTTGACTGTATTTCGGCCTATCGGCTTGCCAATAGGGTAAAGAAAACTACCGGAAAGGCAACGGCAAAAGTACGAAGTGATAAGTTGTCAAAGGCTTTCAAAACAGGCGTGTTGGCGATGGTTGCCGTAGTGCTGGCTTTTGTTATCGAAAAGTTTATACTTGTTATGCATTCAGATCTATATCTTGCAAATTACACAGCACTCGTTTTTTGTGGCATACAGTTCTGGTCCATCACCGAGAACGAAAGTTCGTGTAATGGATCAAAATGGGCTGCAATAGCACAAAAATTTATGGTGGATAAAACGGAAAGGCATTTAGATATTGATTTATCGATACTGAAGGATAAGGAGGTAACTAATGAGTAAAATAGATACCCTACACCCACTTATTCGCGAGGAAGTTCGAACGTTAGTTGATAAGATCAATACAACCGTTTTGAAAAGTAACGTAAAAATGATTGTTACACAAGGTTTGCGAACCTTCGATGAACAAACAAAACTCTACAACCAAAAGCCGAAGGTTACTAATGCTAAAGCTGGTCAGAGCCTGCATAATTACGGGCTTGCATTTGATTTTTGTTTGGCCGATGGTGGCAGAACCATTTGGGATGTAGCTAAAGACTTCGATGGTGACAAAGTTTCCGATTGGATGGAAGTGGTAAAAGTGTTTAAAGCTGCAGGTTATACATGGGGTGGTGACTTCCGGAGTATTACCGACCGTCCCCACTTTGAAAAAACCTTTGGCCACACCTGGCAACAATTACTCGAAATTAAACAATCCGGCAAAACCGAAAACGGTTATGTCATAATATAATCAGATATGAAAAACATACTTAGAAAATCACTGATATCATTTTTTAGCCTATGGGCTTCAGTAATGATTATGTTGTTCTGTATCGTTTTTACAAGTTGCTCCAGCACAAAAAAAGTAGAGCAAACGAAAACGGATATCGCTTTAAATTCTAACCTGGAGTCGAAAAAGAAGACTGACGAAACTACAAATGTAAAAACGGAAACTTCCGGCGAAACAGCATCTTCCAAAAACACTCAGACTTTAGAAAATCAGTCGAAAGAAAAGGAGACGAAAATAACGAAGTATGATACTTCACAGCCGATTGTTCCCGGTACCGGCAAACCGCCTGTTATCGAAGAAACAACGACTAAAGAAAAAACATTATCCCAAAAGGATAATAAAATTCTTGAAGAAACCCGGACTA